GCCGTGCGCGTCGATCGGCGGCGATGGGCTGCGGATTTTCTGGAAGAGCTGCCCGAGATGCGGCGGCTCCAGCATGTCGAGCCGGCCGCTGCGATCCTTCGCGGGATAGCCCCAGGGGTTCAGCGTCTGGCAGACCAGGCCGCGGAAGGATGCGACCGCAGGCTGGCCGGGAGCGGCGTCCGGCTTGATCTCGGCCAGCGTCATCACCTGGTCGACGATGCCGGGCAGCTCGAGGCCGGTCTTGCTGCCGTCGATCTGCGGCACAAAGACGCGGCGATTGAAGTCGTCGAGCTTCTCGTCGAGGATGCCCACGAAGATCACGTTGCGCCCGCGCGCATGCTGAAGATGCGTGAGCCAGGCGATCATCTCGCGCCCATGCAGGCCGTAGGCGCCGCGGATATCAGGCTTGCCGGTCTTCTCCGAATGCGCCTCCGGCTGGCCGCGGCACCACTGGAAGCAGAGCCGACCGGCGACCGTGATGCTGTCCACGAAGATCGTGGCGAAGCCGTCCATGCGCGCCGGATCGCCATAGGCCTGCAGGACGCGCGCATACTGCGCGGCGGAATATGGCTGGTCGTCGCGCAGCGCGGGGTTGGGGCCGGCCAGGAACAGCGCGAGGTCTCGGCATTCCTCCCAGGTGCGCGGACGGATGGATGCGCCACGCCAGTGCTGCACGGCGAGATCGCCCGCCTCGAGGTCGATGAAGAGCGTGGTGCCCTCGTCGAGCGTCAGCAGGAGGTAGGTTTTGCCGATGCCGCTCTTGCCGAAGATCACGGCCTTGATGCCGCGCGCCTCAGCCTGCCGTTCGTCGGCGGTGATGATGCGCAGCGCCATCAGCGGCCTCCCCGCAGCGGGATGACGCCGGCGCCATGCGGGCTGTCGCGCAGCGCCGTCTCGGACATGATGGCGAGGCGATAGGTGGCGCGGCCGGTGCGGACCGTGCGGGCCGGCTCGAAGGCCTGGCGGATGCGATCGGGCCAGGCGGTATAGGCCCGCTCCGAGACCTTGAAGCTGACCTCGACATACTCACCGGGATCCTCGCCGCCAGCGCGGATCTGCTCCGACAGGGCGGCGAGCCGCGCCTGATCCCATTCCACCTTCTTCGGCAGATCGACCGCGATCTCCACGGCGCCGTCCTGGAAGCGGACCGTGCCGGTGTCCTTGCCGGCCGCGGCACGAGCGCCGATGGCGCGCTGCTCGTAGCGGAGCGCGATCGCGGCCTCGATCCAGTCCTGCATGCGCTTGGCGGCGTCCAGCGCCTCGCGCGCATCGGTCTGCAGCAGCGCCAGATGCTCAGCGGGGAGCGCGATGACGTCGCTCACCGGCATGTGGCGCAGCGCGTCGAGGGTGGGGCGTTTGGTGCGGAGCGCGTCCATCATGCGGCCTCCGCAAGCAGCATCGGCAGGAGGGACGACCCGTTGCGGCGCGGCCGCCGACGGGCGACGAGGATATAGGCGTAGTCCTCGTAGCCGTGGCGGCGCTGCACGATATCGGCGAGGCCGAGTTCGGCGAGCTTCCACGCACGAGCCGCCAGGCGCTGCAGCGCGGTGCGCTCCTGCTCGGGCAGGCACTGCAACTGCGGGCAGACCTGCCGGGCGAGCGCGCCGCGGTGGTAGGTGATGCTGTCGCCGGGAGCAGCGGCGCCCAGCCAGGTGCAGAGGGAAGCCTCGGTGAGAGGCGGCACCACTGCGCGGATGTCGGTGATGTTGGTGTCCATGACAACCATTACTCGTCCACCTCCAAATCCGTATCAGGCGGCCGAGGGGATGCCGGCGGCGAGCAGCCGAAGGCGGATTTCCCGGATGCGGCGATAGATGCGCATGCGCGGCATCGTCTTCTGCTCGCCAAACTCGTGCGGCGTGTGCTCGCTGAGCGCTGCGCAGAGCGGGTAGTCATCGGGGGCGATTGCGCCGGCCGCGCGCTCCAGGTCGAGGCGGCGTTCCAGCGCGGCGATGGCGTCGGTGGACTGGCCGCACCACGCGCCGTATCCATCCGCCTCTGCGATCGTGTCGCCCAGCGTCAGGCCTTCGGTGTTGGGAACGGCATCATCGAGGGAGCGCGGATGGCAGGCCGCGCGCTGGCGACGAGCTTTGCCCGCGATCAATGCGGCAGCATTCCGGATGCAGACCCGTGCGAACGCGCCGAACTCGCCCTTCGCGGGGTCGTAGGCGGGAAGACGTGTCAGAAGATCGACAAGAAGATCCTGACGGAAGTCTTCGCGATCCTCAGGCGGCAGACCGAGGCTGCGGCATAGCGCTGAGGCTGCGACGCTGGCGAGGTGGTGGGCCGGAGCGAGGTCAGGGAGATTGGGGCGGGAAGCCATCGGTGGTCCTTTCCATCGGATTGATGGGCGGACCGTGCCGTTCGCGGGGGGAATCAGCCTGTGTGGAAGCTATCCGAACCTATGTGGAAGCTATTCTGCTCGTGCGTCCGAGCGCCGGAGCCAGATGCGGTCAGCCGGCAGCCGAAGCTCGTACCCTACACCGCGAACGGTCCGGATGAGTGCGTCCGTGGCTTTCTCTTCCGGTGACGCTGCTGCCGTAATGGCCTTCTTGATGGCCGAGATGACCAGTGTCACCTGCTCGTCCCTCGGCTCCTCGCCATGGGTCGAGTATCTGGCGAGAACATCCAGGATCGCACCCCTCGAAACGATGGAATCGCCGTCGACAACCGCATCGGCGAGTTCTCGCAGGGCGTGAAATTCACGGGGGGTCAGCGAAAGCTCGGTGCCCCGAAAGGCCGCAACCGAGCGCATCTCGTCGATCTGCAGAGCATCCTCGCGCGGAGCTGCATCCTGAGCGCTGACAAGATCGTCGAGCAGCATTCGGAAAGGCGCGGGCATGGCGCCAGCTATGCGCTCGGTGACGGGACTGATGGTGACCCCGAGTGGCTGAATCAGACGAAGCGTCTCGGGACTGAGGAAGCGCAATGTGGGTGTCATGATGATCACGCGACCCGCACCGTGGCGTGCCTTGATGGCCGACAAGGTGTCCAAAGCATTTCGGTCGGACAGGAGTCGCACCAGGTAGACGCCGCACGGGTAAGGTTTGGCCGGGACGGCACCGATGCGCACAACCCGCGCGTCCAACTGTTCCAAAGGTGGACCCGTGATCCCGCAGTCCCGGCGGATCGCGACCGCCGTCGCGCGGAAGTCGATATCGAGCGAACGCGCACGCAGATCATCTTGGACGACGGTGATTTCCGGCTCGCCATCGACGAACTCGACATCTGCTGCGTCCGCCTCGTCCAGCGCCGGACGCCACGCCAGGATACCCGCCTGTCGTAGGTGATCCCGAAGCGGCTCCCACCCCACGCACGCTGCGGCTGGCAGCGCGCGGATGGGATGCAAGTCAATCTGCTGCAGCAGCGAGGCGAGTAGGGTCGTCATCCATCAGAAATCCGTTGAGCCGAAGGTGCTCGAAAATCCGCGCCTCGAGCAGATGGTCGCGAAAGGAGACCGTGTTGGGCACCTTGATCGCGACCGTGACGTCGCGTCGCTCTCCGTCGATTTCGAACCGCATCCGCATCTTCAGCCCCGATACCCTTAAGGTCGAGAGATCGATGTCTGGACACACGCGCTCGACCCGGGACACGGAATTCAGGGTGTCGGTCATGCGGAGGCTCCACGGGGAACCTCCGCGGCCGCCCTTGCCTGCTTGCCCCTCATCGATCTCGATCTCGACGACCTTGACGCCTTTCAGATCATCGTCCCAGTCGTTCTCGAACTTCCAGGTGGTGCCCTTCTTTTCGATGGGCGCCAGGTGGTAAAGTTGATCGCTTTTCGGGCCAGAGAAAAAGTCGGGATCGTCGAGGAGATGTTCGGCGAACAGCTGTACCAGCTTCAGGCGCTCGACCTTGGCGCGAGCCGCCACCTTGATCAGCCCTGTCTCTGGCTCGAAGCAAATGGCGTCTGCTGTGATCTCGCGGACAGGACGCGTCGTCTGCCGGCCACCCTCCTCCACGGGAAGGATCACGGCGTTCATGCCGTGCTCAACCAGCAGATTGATGTGCGTGGATTCCGGGTACCAGTAGACGTCGCAAATTCGCCCCTGGTAGCGCCGCGCGAAGTATTCCCGGCAGGCGGCTTTGAAGGCTTCCCGAGCCGTCTCGTCTTCGTGCCGCGGCATCACCCCTTTCCTGGCTCCGATCAGCCTGAGGGGGGATGATGCGAAAAACGCGTGCCGATGGACCGCTCGCTGAAAGATATCGCGGTGGTGCAGGTAGGCGATCAGCGCGAGGTGGCGCGCGGTCAGGCGCTTCCGATCGTCGGCGGGTGCCGGTTCGGCCTCCTCGGCCAGTCGCACGCCGCGCTCATCGGCAATCTCCTGAAGCGCCCGCGCTCCATTCGGCGTCGAAAGAGTCAGTATTGAGTGAAGCGCATCCAACAATACATCGGGGAACTCGTCACCGCGCTCCCGGAAGAGGTGGAAGAGGGCATCCCGCTGGGCAGATTCGTCTTCAGGAAGCTCAAGCCACTTAAAGGCCATGTCTGGCTCATGCGGCGCAAGGAGTTCTCGAAGAAGGCCAAGGTCGACCGTCTGCATGAACAGGCGGTTCACGAAGTTTCGGACGTTCTTGGCCAAGCAAAGCTCCGATGGATGATTCGTAATCTTTCTATCGGAGGTTGTGAGGACTGCGCAATGGCCATGTGATACGGATTCTGGCCTCGCCGAGTAATGGCTTGGAATGAGCCCTCCCGCATCCGGCCCGATGAACCAGCAGCTCCCGCCGCACCTCCGGGAGGTCTGCGCCATCCTGGCGCGGGGCCTGGTGCGGCTGCGCAGCCGCGCTGCCGAAGAGCACGCGCGGGATACCGAGATAGCTCGGGGGGCGGGAGACAGTCGCCTTCACTCCACTGGCAGGCAGCGCCTGCATGCGAACCCCAACAGAGAGGGACTCGCATGACCAGACGATCCACCGCCGCCTCGCAGGCGCCCACTATCCCGAAGATCCTGCCGACGCAGGTGCTGGGCCGCCTCGCCGCGCTGCAGTCGGCGCCCACTGCCACGCTGAAGGATCAATGGCGGGAGCTGTTCGGCAGGGAGCCGCCGCCCTGGAACCGCGCCTACATCCAGAGCCGGCTGGCGTATCGGATCCAGGAGTTGGCCTATGGCGGGCTGAAGCCCGAGACCGTCGATCGGCTGGTGGCGCTGGGCGAGCAGTTGGACGGCGGCAACGTGGTCCTGCGCCGCATCCGCGCCGACAGTCGCCCACTGGCCGGCACGCGCCTCATCCGGGAATGGCAGGGCGTGCAGCACGTGGTCACGGTGCGCGTCAACGACTTCGAATTCGAGGGGCGGCCATATCAGTCGCTGTCCGCGATTGCCCGGCACATCACTGGCACGCGGTGGAATGGCTGGACGTTTTTCGGGCTGCGCGCGCGGGGTGACGCATGACCCGGCGCGCTCGCATCGAGCCGGCCATGCCAGCCACCACGAAGAAGCTGCGCTGCGCGGTCTACACCCGTAAATCCACCGACGAGGGCCTGGAGAAGGAGTTCAACACCCTCGACGCGCAGCGCGACGCCTGCGAGGCATACATCACCTCGCAGCGCGCCGAGGGATGGGTGCTGGTGCGCGACCGCTACGACGATGGCGGGTTCTCCGGCGGCACGCTGGAGCGGCCGGCGCTGCAGCGGCTCCTGCGCGACATCCAGGCCGACCTGGTCGACGTGATCGTGGTCTACAAGATCGATCGCCTCAGCCGCTCTCTGATGGACTTCGCCAAACTGGTGGAGGTGATGGACGCGCATGGCGTGACGTTTGTCAGCGTGACGCAGAGCTTCAACACGACCACCAGCATGGGCCGGCTGACGCTGAACATCCTGCTGAGCTTCGCCCAGTTCGAAAGAGAGGTCATTGGCGAGCGAATCCGCGACAAATTCGCAGCCTCTCGGGCGCGCGGTATGTGGATGGGGGGCAAGGTGCCGCTCGGCTACGATGTCGTGGCCAGGAAGCTGATTGTGAACGAGAACGAGGCGCCGCGGGTCCGGCGCGTGTTCGAGCTCTTCGCCGAGACGGCATCGGGCATCGAGACGGTGGCCCGCCTCCGGACGGAGGGCGCCACCAGCAAGGCGGGCCGGCCGTTGGACAAGGGCGACGTCTACAAGCTGCTGAACAACCGGACCTACGTCGGCGAAGCGGCGCACAAGGGAAACGTCTATCCCGGCGAGCACCAGGGCATCGTGTCGCGGGAGCTCTGGGATCGGGCGCACGCCGTCCTCCAGGTTAGCCCGCGGGCGCGCGCCAACCAGAACCGGGCGCAGACGCCGGCGCTGCTGAAGGGGCTGATCTTTGGGGTGGATGGCCGGGCGCTGTCACCGACCCACGCGCGCAAGAACGGTCGGCTCTACCGCTACTACGTGGCGCAGCGGGTCCTGAAGGGTGATGCGGCCGGCGACGCCAGCATCGTGCGCCGCGTGTCGGCCGCCGAGATTGAGGCGGCGGTGGTGGACCAGGTGCGGGCGCTGCTGCGGCAGCCGGAGATTGTGGTCGGCACCTGGCGGGCGGCGCGCAGGGAGGCGCCCGACCTGACTGAGGCCGAAACCCACGACGCGCTGCATCGCCTCGATCCGCTGTGGGAGCACCTGTTTCCGGCGGAGCAGGCGCGGATCGTGCGGTCGCTGGTCGAGCGGGTGGTGGTCGGCCCGGCCGGCGCCGACATTCGGCTGCGGCTGGACGGGCTCGGCGGCCTCGTTCACGATCTCATCGCGGTTGCGCCGGATGCCCTGAGGGCGGCAGCATGAGCGCCGCGACCAGCATCACGGTCCGGGTGCCTTTGGCGATTCGGCACCGGCCGGGGCGGAAGACGGTCGTGACGCCCGACGCGCAGAATTGCCTCACGACCCCAACCCGTGCCGACCCAACCCTGGTGAAGGCAATGGCCAGAGCGCATCGATACCAGCGCATGCTTGACCAGGGTCACCACGGATCGCTGACCGAGTTGGCGGCGGCCGAGAAGATGGATCGGTCCTTCCTGGGGAAGCTCCTCAGCCTGACGCTGCTGGCGCCGGACCTGGTCGAGGCGATCCTAGAGGGCCGGTGCGACGTCGGCCTGCCAACTCTGCTTCGGCCTTTTCCCGCATCCTGGCAGGAGCAGGCCAACGCCTTGGCCCCCGGAAGCGGGCCGCCTTCGTTGCGGGAGACCAGGGCAAGAGGCTAAGGTGCCGCATCGGCTGCGGCACCCTCTGGGACTTGCGGCAAGAGGGGGATTTCTTGAGCGGGTTGAATATCTCAAACTTCATTTGGGGAATCGCCGACGACGTTCTCCGGGACGTTTATGTCCGCGGAAAGTACCGTGACGTCATCCTGCCGATGACGGTCATTCGCCGGCTTGACGCGATACTTGAACCGAAGAAGGAAGCCGTCCTCGCCCGCAAGGCGTTTCTCGACGAGAACGGAGTCCGGGATCAGGACCAGCCGCTGAAGCAGGTGGCCGGCGAAGCCTTCTACAACATCTCACCCTTCACCCTGCGCGACCTCACCGCGAAGACGCGGCAGCAGCAGCTGAAGGCCGACTTCACCGCCTACCTCGATGGCTTTTCGCCGAACGTCCAGGACATCCTGACCAAATTCAAGTTCCGCAACCAGATCGACACGCTGGCCGAGGCCAATGCGCTCGGCCCTCTCATCGACAAATTCCTCCACCCCTCGGTCAATCTCTCCCCCTATCCGGTGAAGGATGAGGATGGCCGGGTGCGTGTGCCTGGTCTCGATAACCACAGCATGGGGACGATCTTCGAGGAGCTGATCCGCCGCTTCAACGAGGACAACAATGAGGAGGCGGGCGAGCACTTCACGCCGCGCGACGTCATCGAGTTGATGGCGAACCTCATCTTCCTCCCCGTCGCGGAGCGCATCGAGTCCGGCACCTACCTCATCTACGACGCCGCCTGCGGCACGGGTGGGATGCTGACGGTCGCGGAAGAAGCGCTGACCAAGCTCGCCGCGGATCATGGCAAGGAGATCAGCACGCATCTCTTCGGACAGGAGGTGAACGCCGAGACCTACGCCATCAGCAAGGCCGACCTGCTGCTGAAGGGCGAGGGCGCCGAGGCGGAGCGCATCCAGCACGGCTCCACGCTTTCATGCGATGCGTTCCCCTCGCTCGAATTCGACTTCATGCTGTCCAACCCGCCCTACGGCAAAAGCTGGAAGACCGACCTCGAGCGGATGGGTGGCAAGAAGGATCTGAAGGATCCGCGCTTCGTCATCCAGCATGGCGGCGATGCCGAGTTCAGCCTCGTCACGCGCTCCTCGGACGGGCAGCTCATGTTCCTGGCCAACAAGCTGGCGAAGATGAAGCGCAACACGCCGCTCGGTAGCCGTATCGCCGAGGTGCACAACGGCTCGTCCCTGTTCACGGGCGATGCGGGATCCGGCGAGAGCAACATCCGCCGCTGGGTGATCGAGAATGACTGGCTGGAGGCCATCGTCGCCCTGCCGGAGGGCATCTTCTACAACACGGGCATCGCGACCTATGTCTGGGTGCTGAGCAACCGCAAGGCAGATGAGCGGCGCGGCTTGGTGCAGCTAATCGACGCGACGTCCTGCTCCCGCCCGCTGCGCCGCAACCTCGGCAAGAAGAATTGCGAGATGGGGCCGGACGACATCCGCGAGGTCTCCGATGTCTTTCTCGGCCAGGCCGATCTGCCGGAGCCGGCAGCAGCGGGCGAGACGCGGCGCGTGCGCACCAAAGTGCTGCCGAACGCGTCCTTCGGCTATTGGAAGGTGGTTTTGGAGCGCCCGCTCCGGCTGGCTGCGCGGCTTGATGATGCCTCGCTGCGCAGTCTGCGTCGCGCCGCGGTGGCGGCGAAGGACGAGGCGCTCGCCGACCTCGTTGAGGCAGTGGCGCCGACGCTCGGCGCTGGTCCCCACCTGGACATCAACGCCGTGCTCGCGACGATCCGCACCGCGGCCGCCGCGAAGCACGAATCCCTGACCGCCAAGCGGGAAAAGTTGCTGCTGGCCGCGCTCGGTCGGCGCGACCCCAAGGCGGCGCCGGTTGTGCGCAAGCAGTCGAAGCCGAAGCCCGGCACCCAGCCAGAGCAGGAAGCGCTGCACGGCCGGTATCAGCAGAAGCTGGGCGGCCGAACGGTGGTGGTGGAGTACGAGCCCGACCCCGAGCTGCGCGACACGGAGCAGGTCCCCTTCCTGGAGGAGGGCGGCATTGAGGCCTTCATCCAGCGCGAGGTGCTGCCGCACGCCGAAGATGCCTGGGTGGACGAGGACCGCACCGATATCGGCTACGAGATTTCCTTCACCCGCCACTTCCATCAGCCAAAGCCGCTGCGCGACTTGGCTGCCATAGAGCAGGACATCCTGGCGCTGGAGCGGGAAGCCGCCGACCTGCTGCGTCAGGTTGTGAGCGCAGCCTGAGCCATGGGAACAAGCCTACCACCTTATCCTGAGTATCGTGACAGCGGCCTTGCCTGGCTGCCGCGGGTGCCGAGTCATTGGGAGATGATCCGCGGCAAGGCGATTCTGCGCGAGGTGGACGAGCGGTCAGTTTCCGGCGCCGAGGAATTGCTCACGGTTTCGCACAAGACGGGCGTGACGCCGAGGAGGCTCAAGAACGTCACGATGTTCAAGGCGGAATCGTATGTCGGCCACAAGCTTGCGCGGCCCAATGACGTCGTGATGAATATCATGTGGGCCTGGATGGCGGCTGTCGGCGTTTCTGATCATCTCGGGATCGTCAGTCCCGCATATGGTGTCTACAGGCCGCTCGGCGATCGCATCGAGCCGAGGTTTATGGACTACCTCCTTCGGACCTCGCCACTTAAGGCGGAGTATCATCGACGATCTAAAGGCATTCGAGCCTCGCGGCTCCGCCTATATGCCGATCAGTTTTTAGATATTCGCTTTCCCACGCCGTCGGTCGACGAGCAGCGGAAGATTGCCGATTACCTCGACGCCCATGGACGGCTGACCAGCCGCCTCATTCGGAATCGGCGTCGCTTGCTTAGCGTGCTACGCGAACGAAGGGCCGAAATTCTACATAGGGTAGTCATGGGTGGTCTGCACCCGAACGCGCGTATGGCTCAAACCTCAATTCCCTGGCTGCCAACGATGCCGGCCCACTGGCGGGAACTGCCGATAAAGCGCCTAGCCGCGAGAGTTCCACGCAGCTTTGTAGATGGTGACTGGATCGAGTCTCCGTACATCACGAGTTCCGGTGTCCGCCTGGTTCAAACGGGCAACGTCGGCGTTGGTACATACAGAGAGAAGGGATTTCGGTACGTTTCGGAGGAGACGTTCGTCGAGTTGGACTGCACCGAGGTCTTCCCCGGCGACCTTCTAATCTGCCGTCTTGGGCAACCTGTCGGACGCGCCTGTCTCGCTCCCGACCTTGCCTGTCGGATGATCACTTCTGTCGACGTGTGCATTCTCAAACCAGCATCGGAGTTCGATCCGGCCTACTTGGTGCTTGCCCTAAATGATCGCGAGTATCTGGGATGGGTCAACACGCTGGTGCGCGGTAGCACGAGGGACCGCGTGAGTCGGAGCATGCTAGGCTCGTTCGTCATCCCCGTACCTCCAAGAGCCGAGCAGGAAGCCATCGCAAAGGCCGCCGCGGGTGCGGTCGCGCCGATCGACCTGGCGGTGCAGCGTGTCCAGCGAGAGATCGAACTGGCATACGAGTACCGGGAGCGATTAGTCGAAGATTTGGTGTGTGGCGCACGCGACGTCCAGCTTGCGCCGTTGCCCTTCCAGTATGCCGACGACGTCGAGGATGTCCCAGGCAATGTAGCCGAGGATGACGAGTCAGCCGAGAGCGACGAAGAGGACGATGCGGAAGTAGCGCTCGCCGAGGTCGAGGAATGACCGTGGCGCCGCCAGCGAAGCCGAAAATCTACCACATCCTCCATGTGGACCGGCTTGCGTCAGTGGTGGCGAACAAGCGGCTCTACAGCGACGCCGCCATCAGGGCGCGCGCCGGCGCCGGCACGGTCATCGGCATGCAGGGGATCAAGGACCGCCGGCTCACGCTGCCGGTTACCTGCCATCCGGAGACCCATGTCGGGGACTATGTTCCGTTCTACTTTTGTGCTCGCTCGATCATGCTCTACTTGCTATATATGGGGAACGCGCCGGGGCTCGATTACCGGGGCGGCCAGGTCCCTATCGTCACCCTTGAAGCGGACCTCCACACCGTGGTCGAGCGCGCGGACAAGGTGGGGCGACGGTGGGCCTTCTCGCTTGGGAATGCCGGCGCGAACTACCAGTCGTTCAGGAAAGACCTGAGCAAGCTCAGCGATATCAACTGGACGGCGGTCCAGGCCACGGATTTCCGCTCATCCGATGTGAAGGAAGGCAAGCAGGCTGAATTCCTCGTCCACGAAAGCTTCCCGTGGCCCCTCGTCGAGCGGATCGGCGTTCGGAACGTCGATATGCAGAAGCGCGTGAAGGAAATACTGGACGGCGCGGACCACACGCCACCTGTTCAGGTCCGAACGGATTGGTATTACTGATGCGGAGGAGAATCGGATGATCACCAGCAAAGTCGGAGACCTGCTCGCTGAGCCGGCCGAGGCGCTGGTGAACACCGTGAACTGCGTCGGCATCATGGGTCGCGGCGTGGCGCTGCAGTTTAAGAATGCCTTCCCGGAGAATTTCAGGGCCTACAAGGCTGCATGCGACCGGGGCGACGTGCAGCCTGGCCAGATGTTTGTCGTCGAGGTCGGACAGCTGACCCGGCCGCGCTGGATCATCAACTTCCCCACCAAGCGCCACTGGCGCGGCAATAGCCGGATCGAGGACATCGAGAGCGGGCTCGTGGCCCTGGCCACCGAGATCCGGGAGCGGGGCATCCGTTCCATCGCTATCCCCCCGCTGGGCAGCGGCCTCGGCGGCTTGGAGTGGCGCGACGTCAAGCCGCGCATCGTCGAGGCGCTGCGCGGCATCAACGACCTCGAAGTCATCCTGTTCGAGCCCGCCGGCGCCCCCATGGATGGCCGCGGCATGGCCTCGAGCAAGGTCCCGCCGATGACCGCCGGCCGGGCTGCCCTGGTCGGCCTGATGCACCGCTATCTCGGCGGCCTAATGGACCCGTTCGTGACCCTCCTGGAGGTGCACAAGCTCATGTACTTCATGCAGGAGGCCGGGCAGCCCCTGCGCCTACGGTATGCCAAGGCGCCCTACGGCCCCTTCGCTGAGAACCTCGGCAATGTCCTTGCCCAGGTCGAGGGGCATCTAGTTGCCGGATACCGCGACGGCGGCGACGCCCCGGACAAGCAACTCACTCTCGTACCGGGTGCCGTGGATGACGCCATGACCTTCCTCGAAGGGGAGGAGGCGACGCGGGCGCATTTCGACCGCGTGGCTGCGCTCGTCCAGGGCTTCGAGACGCCGTTCGGGCTGGAACTTCTCTCCACAGTGCACTGGGTCGCCAAGGAAGCCCCGGACGCGACTCCGGCGGACATCGTCGCCCGCGTGCATGGCTGGGGTGAGCGGAAGCGCCGCTTCTCGCCGCGGCAGATCGGCTTGGCGCTCGACACGCTGGCCGGTCAGGGCTGGCTGCCGGGCCGCGCGACCACGCCCGCGGCGTGAGTACCGACACCAGCGAGAAGGGCCTCGAAGCGCTCATCGCGCGATCGCTGGTCGATGACGCAGGCTATGTACCCGGCGACCCGAAGGACTACGACCGCGACCACGCGGTGGACGTGCCGAAGCTGCTGGCGTTTCTCCGGGGGACCCAGCCCGAAGCGGTGACGCAGCTTGGGTTGGAGGACGATGCCAAGCGTCTCAAATTTCTCCATCGCCTTCAGGGCGAAGTAGCGAGGCGCGGCGTGATTGACGTGCTTCGCAGCGGCGTGAAGGACGGCCCGGTCTCCGTGGAGCTGTTCTTCGGCACACCCTCAGCCGCGAATGCCAAGGCCGTCGAGCTGCACGCGGCCAACATCTTCAGCGTCACGCGGCAGCTGCGCTACGCCAAGGATGGCGGCGCGCAGTCGCTCGACATGGCGACCTTCATCAACGGCCTTCCGATCTCCACCTTCGAGCTCAAGAACAGCCTGACGAAGCAGACCGTCGCCGACGCGGTCGAGCAGTTCAAGCGCGACCGCGACCCGCGGGAAGCGCTGTTCAAGTTCGGACGCTGCGTCGTCCATTTCGCTGTGGACGATGCCGAGGTGCGGATGTGCACGCACCTGAAGGGCAAGGAGTCCTGGTTCCTGCCCTTCAACAAGGGTTGGAATGATGGAGCGGGGAATCCGCCCAACCAAGCCGGTCTGAAGACCGACTACCTTTGGCGCGACATGCTGACCAAGCCGCGCCTCACCGAGATCCTGGAGAACTACGCCCAGATCGTCGAGGAGCGAGACGAACACGGCAAGAAGAAACCGCCGCGCCAAGTGTTCCCTCGCTACCATCAGCTCGACGTCGTGCGGGAGTTGCTGCGCCACGCCGGGGATGATGGTGTCGGGCGGCGTTATCTGATCCAGCACTCGGCCGGTAGCGGCAAGAGCAACTCCATCGCCTGGCTCGCGCATCAGCTGGTCGGGTTGGAGCATGCGGGGCGCCTAGCATTCGACACCGCCATCGTCGTGACGGATCGGCGGCTGCTCGACAAGCAGATCCGGGATACGATCAAGCAGTTCGCTCAGGTGGCATCGGTCGTCGGGCATGCCGATCGCTCGGGCGCGCTGCGCGAGTTCCTGAAGACGGGCAAGAAGATCGTCATCACGACGGTGCAGAAGTTTCCTGTGATCCTCGACGAGATCGGCGATGAGCACCGCGGCAAGCGCTTCGCCATCATCATCGACGAGGCACATTCCAGCCAGGGCGGCCGCACCTCCGCCAAGATGAACATCGCGCTCTCGGGCGCCGGTGGTGAGGGTCAGGAAGAGGACGAGACGGTCGAAGACACGATCAACCGGATCATGGAATCGCGGAAGGTCCTTCCCAACGCCAGCTACTTCGCCTTCACGGCAACGCCGAAGAACAAGACGCTGGAGGTGTTCGGCACGCCGTTCACTGAAGGCGGCGTCACGAAGCACCGCCCCTTCCACACATACACGATGAAGCAGGCCATTCAGGAAGGCTTCATCCTGGACGTGCTGGCCCAGTACACGCCCATCCGGAGCTACTACCGCTTGGCCAAGGCGGTGGAGGATGACCCCGAATTCGACTCCAATCGGGCGAAGAAGAAGCTCCGTAGCTACGTCGAGGGGCACGAGCACGCGATCCGCCAGAAGGCGGAGATCATGGTCGACCACTTCCACGACCAGGTCATTGCTCGGCGAAAGATCGGCGGCGAAGCGCGGGCGATGGTGGTGACGGGCGGGATTCAGCGCGCGATCCAGTACTTTCACGCGTTCCGAGACTACCTGCGGGAGCGGAAGAGCCCGTATCAGGCCATCGTCGCCTTCTCAGGCGAGCATGAGTATGGCGGGCACAAGGTCACCGAGGCATCGCTGAACGGCTTCCCGAGCAGCGCCATCGAAGAACGCATCCAGAAGGACCCGTATCGGTTCCTGATCTGCGCCGACAAATTCCAGACCGGCTACGATGAACCGCTTCTCCACACGATGTACGTGGACAAGGCGCTATCCGGCGTTAAGGCAGTGCAGACCCTGTCGCGGCTCAACCGCGCACATCCGAAGAAGCACGACACCTTCGTGCTCGATTTCCAGAACGATGCCGACGTGATCGAGGCTTCCTTCGCGCCTTACTACCGCACGACGATCCTCAGCGAGCAGACCGACCCGAATAAGCTGCACGACCTGAAGACCGCGCTCGACGACCACCAGGTGTACGACGCGACTCAGGTTGATGACCTCGTCGGCCGCTACCTGTCCGGGGCGCCGCGGGATGCTCTGGACCCCATCCTGGATGCCTGCGTCGCCACATACCTGAGCGACCTGGATGAGGATGGGCAGGTAGACTTCAAGGGGAAGGCGAAGGCGTTCGTTCGGACCTACGGCTTTCTGGCGTCCATCCTGCCATACACCAATGCTGAGTGGGAGAAGCTCGCCACCTTCCTCAATTTCCTAATCCCGAAACTGCCAGCGCCGCGAGAGGAAGACTTATCGAAGGGCATCCTCGAGGCGGTCGACATGGACAGCTACCGGGTTGAGGTTCAGGCATCGATGGCTGTGGCCCTGCCGGACACCGATGCGGAGGTTGATCCAGTGCCGACCAGTGGCGGCGGCCGAAAGCCGGAGCCCGAACTGGACCGACTGAGCAATATCATCCAGGCGTTCAACGACCAGTTCGGGAACGTCGACTGGAAGGACGGGGACAAGATCCGGAAGGTGATCACCGAGGAGTTGCCGGCTAAGGTGTCCGCGGACAAGGCGTTTCAGAACGCGGTCCGAAACTCCGATCGGCAGAATGCCCGAATCGAGCATGACGCCGCTCTGCAACGGGCGATGAACGACCTCGTCGCGGACCACGTTGAGCTCTTCAAGATGTTCCAGGACGATCCGTCGTTCCGAAAATTCCTAACTGACAACATTTTCGCCGCCACCTATCGGCCCGATAAGGGGGGCGGCTCGGGAGCGTCGCTGCCCTGAGTTGGCGCCGGGTTGTCATTGGCAGGCGAAGCCGACCGCAACTCCCAGCAGTGCTAGTCGGTTGGGAAGCGAACAAAATCAACGCGTTGTGGGGTTGGGAACTAATCGTCCGAGTCCCGAGGTCAGGAGAGAATTGGCCGGTCAGAGAGAGAAAATGCCCCTCTCGGTCCGGCCACCTTCCCGACCTTCACGCCCAAAGCCCCGCCAAACCTGGGCCTGACAGCGACCCGTATCTATGCGGAGAATGAGGTTGGAAGACCGATTGGAGCGGGCGAAGGGATTCGAACCCTCGACCCCGACCTTGGCAAGGTCGTGCTCTACCCCTGAGCTACGCCCGCGCTCCTTGCGGGAGGCGCTAAA